GTGCCGCATCTTAGTTCTTTGACATGTTGTTTCCGTTCCTGTTTTATTTTTCCCGCCGTAAGGCGGTCGCACTTGAAAAATTAAATATTACCTTTGTTCCGCCTATTGATTGGGCGGGTTGTCTTCTCTGACGTCCAGTTCCGGCCTTCGCTGTCCGTTCCGTCGTGGTCATGCGAACAACGGTGCTAATGCCGGCTTAGCGTACCTCAATGGTAACAATGCGGTCTCGAACGCTAACGTGAACTGGTCGTCGCCCCTAGGATACGCCGCTGATTTATTCAGTAAGAAGAAGTGGAGGAGAGACCCTGTCACTGGACAAAAAATCAAGGCTAAGGGTATAGTCCCGGTAGGTTGATAAACCGACGGCTCATGACCTGATGGCGATTGCAGACACTGGACACTAAAAGACACTTGGGACACCATGAGGAGAAAAGGTGACTTTTCCGGGGATATAGCCCGGAAAGAAAACTATTACAAGGCTTTTGATCATGCCAGCAAGAACAAGCATGGCAAAAAGGCCATAATAAAGTTCGAGGCGGACTTGGAAAAGAACCTTTCCGATCTCCTATACTCTTTTGAAAACGGGACGTTCGTAACCTCCCCGTATCGTTTCATGACCGTCCATGAGCCGAAAAAACGTCTTATCGGGATGCTCCCTTTCCCGGATCATGTCCAGCACTGGGCGATGCTCAATGAGGTGGAGGATTATTTTACGAGATCCTTCTCCGCGTATACCTACGGAGGGGTGAGAGGACGCGGTCCCCACGCCTACATGAGGATGATCCGGAAGGTCTTAAGAAAATATCCGGAACGTACCACCGACTATCTCCTGTGCGATATCCACCACTTCTATCCGACCGTCAATCACCCGGTACTGAAAAGCCAGCTCAGGACACGTATCAAGGATAATCATTTATTGCGAAGGCTTGATGAGATCATCGATAGCGTCGAGGGGGATACCGGTATGTTCCCCGGCACGAAGCTGGCGCAGTTCTTCTCGCTTGTCTATCTTTATCTTTTCGATCACGATTTGAAGCGGTGCTTCCATGTCGGGGAATGCCCGGCTTTGGTTGAGTACTACACGAAAAGATATATCGAGGAAAGTATCGCGACGGCCAAAACAGAACATGATTATGAGGAGTTATCCAAAGGGATCCAATATCTCTCGGACAGGTTCAAGGGATATCTGAACCGTCTGGATTTCTGCTACCGTCTCGCCGATGATGTCCTGATACTGCATGAGGACACCGTATTCTTGCACCTTGTCATCGAGTGGATCGGTCTTTATTACGCTAACGAGCTTAGGATCGGTCTTAACCCGAGATGGAAGATCGGGCACGTGACGGACGGTGTCGATACGGGGGGATACGTGCATTTCCCGGATCACGTCCGTGTCCGGAAACGTAACAAGGTGGCTCTCTGCCGCCAGATAGCGAGATTGAGAAAGAAGGGTTTGCCGGACGAGGAGATAAGGAAGAGGGCCTCTTCCCGTATAGGCTTCATTCAACACGCTGATACGAGTAATCTATTAAATAAATTAGGAATGGAAACACCAAGGAAAAGACTGGGACAGGTGATAAGGAATAAAAAAAGTCCGTGGGAGGATCTCCCGGCCGACCGGAAAATGAGATTCGAGGATATACTTTATGATACCCGAATACCGGAGGACCGGAGAGGCCCCGAGGAGGACAGGCTGATCGAGTTGATCGATTATAAGATTGAGGATAGCAAGATCGAGAGAAACGAGGACGGCACGCCAAAGAAGTGCCTCGCCATACGTTTCCGATGGAAAGGCGAGGAGCGTTACGCTTTCACCGGTTCCGCCGTCTTGATCGACCAGGCGCTCACGGACTTCTCTCACGAGGACTTGCCGGTGGATACCGTGATAAAGGTGCTCACCAACAAGTTCGGTAAGAAATTTTTCAGGTTCACTTGACCCGTGGGGATCGCTCTTGGCCGATCCTTCCGGGTCGGCTAAAAAACATTTAAATATATGGAGACAAGAGCGATTTACACGGAGAGAAAGACATTCGTAAAATACGATGACAACCATTACCTGCTATACCTGAACGAGGAGGTCTTGGAGAACCACGTTCCGGAGGGCCACGGGGGCGAACCGGAACCGGAGCCTTGCACGGCTTACGCCTATACCGGCACGTGCGAGGATGGCGGCACGCTGGTCGAGGCTACTTCCGCAAGTTATGACAGTCTCGTGTCCGGATTGATCCGGAGAGAGTATTCCGCCGATCGGGTAGAGGCGATAACGCTGAATAAATTGAGCTCGGATAATGAGAGAAAGGCCGAGTTTGAGGCCGAGTTCGCCTGTCTGGAACGTTACCGTAACGACTGCAAGGCGAGGGTACGTGCCTTGCTGGGTATGCCCGAAAGCGTCTCGAACACCCTTTAAATACCGTTCGAGATGCGTATCTATGATAAGACGGGCGAGGTATTGCTTGACATCCCGGTGGACGATGACAGCTATCGTTACCGGGCGATAGCGCAAGCGAAGAAGGTGGAGCTGCGTTACTCCCTAGTGGATCACGTGGAGCTGCCCACCGGGACGTATATCGAGTACCATGGGGAAAGGTACACGCTGTGGTACCCTTCGGATTTCAAGAAGGAGGGCACGAGGGTATTCGACTATACCGTCACCTTCGGCGGCAACGAGGAGATCCTGAAAAAATATAAGTACAAGCTGTTGTCCGACAAGCCGTACAAGCTCAAGTTCGTCATGACGGCCACGCCGAGGATGTTCGTGGAGCTGCTGGTGGACAACCTCAATCTCTATGATTCCGGCTGGACGGTCGGCACGGTGATCGAGGCCCCGGAGAAACTGTTGTCGTTCAACCATGAGAAATGCTGGGCTGTATTGGGGCGTTTGGCCGAGGAGTTCGACACGGAGTTCGAGATCGTCGGAAAGACAGTTCACTTGCGCAAGGTGGAGTACTTCAAGGATGCCCCGGTCGCTCTCAGCTATGGCAAGGGAAACGGTTTCCTTCCGGGTGTAGGTCGTGCGAACCAAGGCGACAACCTCCCCGTGGAGATATTGTACGTGCAAGGCGGTGAGCGGAATATCGATTACTCGGCCTATGGCAGCCAGACCTTGCTGCTCCCCAAGTCGCAGGAGCTTTCCTATCAAGGCAGACGCTACAAGACCGACAAGGACGGGATGTATGTCACTCGTGCGGACAGGCCCCTTTCCTCTTATAATGAGGACAGCTACGATGCCAGCGATATATATCCATCCAGGGTCGGCACGGTGAGCGAGACCGACACGGAGCCGGGCGAGGACACGGACGGGAACGATGTCACGTTCTACAACTTCTATGACTCATCGGTTCCCGCCAACCTCAATTTCGAGGATTGCCTAATCGCCGGTCAGACCATGACGGTTATTTTCCAGACAGGCCGTCTGGCGGGCCGTGAGTTCGACGTAAAGTACATACATGACGGTCGTAAGTTCGAGATCGTACCGGCTGAGCAGGACGGCATGGATCTTCCCAACTCGTCCCTGTATCCGGAGGTGGGAGACAAGTACGCCGTCTTTAACATATCCCTTCCCACAGCCTACGTATGCGACAACGCCACCAAGACCGGGGCGAGCTGGGACATGTTCCGGGAGGCTGTTCGTTACCTCTACGAGCGTGAGGAGCGGCAATTCACGTTCAGCGGAGAGCTGGACGGCATATGGGCCAAGAAGAATTGGTTGGCGATCGGCGCCAAGCTGGTACCCGGCGGTTATGTCGATTTCAGCGATCCCCAGTTCCAGCCGGACGGTATCCTGATCCGGATCACCGGGGTGAGGGATCACATTAATAGGCCCCACAGTCCGGAGCTTGAGCTATCCAACACGCCGGTAGGCGGTTTCATGTCCGATGAGTTGGGCAAGCTGGAGAGCGAGGAGGTCGTTAATGACAAGAGGTATAAGGAGGCGTTACAGTTTACCAAGCGCCGTTACCGTGACGCTATCGAGGCGCAAGAGATGCTGGAAGTGGCCTTCGATAATTACTCCAAGGGCATAGACCCGATATGGGTACGTACCATGTCGCTCTTGGTGGGTGATGAGTCCCTGCAATTCCGTTTCGTCAACAGCAAGACCGCTCCTGTGACCGTCATGCCCGATTTCAGGTATGATGACAACACCGGGGTGTTTACCGCCCCGGCTTTGATCTTGCAGCACATGACGCTGGGCATCAGTGATATCAAGGAGTCCCATAAGCCTTCCGAATACCAGTATTGGGATATGGGGGCGTATACGAGTCCCTACTTGGGGGATTACGGGAAACTCTATCTCTATGCGAAGTGCGGCAAGAGCGGTGGGAAGGGGACGTTCGAGATGTCCGGGAGCCCTCATAAGTTCGAGGAGGATGGGTACTATTATTTCTTGAGCGGTTTATTGGGCAGCCAGTTTGACGGGGCCCGTTCCTTCGTTACCGTGTACGGTTTCACGGAGATACTCCCCGGCCGGGTGACGGTGGATAGGATTGTCTCGACGGATGGTAATACCTATTTCATACTGAATAAGGGGGATGGCTCTGGCGAGTTTCATGGGCGTATGGTCTTTACCGCCGGTTCGGGGCTGAAAAACCTTGATGAGTGGCCAGAATTGGATCAGTCTATCAAGGAGGCCAAGAAATCCGTGGAGGACCTGAACTATTACGTGGACGGGGCGTTCAAGGATGGTATAGTCACGGAGACGGAGGCCGTAGCGATCGAGAAATACCTGAATACGGTCAATGTTTCCAAGGCCGAGGTCGAGGCCACTTATAAAAAATTATATGAGAATACCTATCTCTCCGGCCCGGCCAAGACCGGGCTTTTGAACGCGAAGGTGACATTGTTCGGGGCGATTGACAACCTATTGTCCTCCATCAATACCGCTATCGTTGACGGCAAGGCGACAGAGGCCGAGAAAAAAGACGTTGACGCCAAGTTCACGGCCTTCAATACCGCCATGTCCTCTTTTAACACAGCCGTAGAGGCCGCAAACAAGGCTATTCAAGATACGCTGAAAGGGTATTCAGATACAGCCATGAAAAAGGCGCAGGACGCTCTTAGCGAGGCGGAAAATGCCAGTAACGCTGCCAATAACGCCCAAGGATCGGCTAACGATGCCCAGAGCATGGCCAATGACAAGGCGAAGGTGTTCTACCAATCCACGGCCCCGAGATCGGGAATGCGGAAGAACGATCTTTGGGTAGACGGCGTGAATATCTATCGCTATGATGGTGAAGGGTGGGTTTTCGCCTCCGAGTACGACTGCACGATTACCGAGATCAATGGCGGCCTCGTGTCCACGGGGGCGATAGCGTTCGGTAATACCGGGGGCATGGCCGCTAGCGGTACCGTAAGGATATGGTCCGGAGGGAACTCCGGGGCGAACGGGGAGCCTCCCGCTTCCCCGACATTCAAGGTGCTCAGTGACGGCAAGGTATATGGCAGCAACTCCATCATGTGCATGAACCGTAATTACGAGGTCTCATGCGGTTTCGCCAGTGACGGTAATAGCGGTGGCGATATCTCGAACCTTGATCCGGGATCTGTCCGTATATGGGTCGGCAGCACTTACGAGCGAAGGGATGAAGCCCCTTTCCGGGTCGGGCTAAGCGGTTTGGTGGCCGCTAGCGGGTTGATGCTCTCCAAGCGACATTATATGTATAACGGGGCGTTGGCCATCCACAACGACGGACAAGTCACGCTAAGATCGGTAGATACTGATAATGGTGGTAACCACCTGCGTAATGTCATAATGCAGACGTATCCGAATTACGTGAACTCGGTACTTGATCTGACCGATATATTAGACTCCGCTACGGCGATGAGTGTCCCGCCTATCTTGACATTGAGGTGTGGGCGTTCCGCTTATACCAATTATCCGAGGATATGGATTAATTGCGTGCATAAGGCTGGTTGGGGTTCCGCTTTCCGGGTCGAGTCCCGGTATTTTAATGACGATGGTGCCATGGAGAGAACTGTCATTAATGTCGGCTCCATGATGACACACGTGCAATTGGGGGCGTTAAGCTCTTCGCCCGAGCTATATCCTGTTTACTATGATAACAAAACAGGTTATTTATGTATGAAATACTAATAAAAAAAATAACAGATATGAAATTGACATTGAAAGACAGGGTATTAATACTCAATAACGTGCTGCCGATGTACGACAATCGCAAAAATATCGGCTTGAAAATATCTATCTCCGGCAAGGTCCAGCTATTGGATTCGGAGCGGAAGGAAGTGGTTATGACCCCTGTTGGTAACGGGGAATACGAGATCTCGTTCAAGACCGTGGACGCCATGACAGGGGTCAAGTCCTTTGATTTCACGGACGATGAGTTATGGTACCTGAAACAGCGGGTGGATTACCTTGATCGGCAGGGGATGTTCTCCGCCGAGACGATCGATTCTTATTCCAAGATACTCGACCAGCCTTTTTCCGGGGAGGAATACCAAGATAGATGGAATGAGCTAAAGGGAATAGATCCTATCGCTTAACGGGATATAAGCCTTTATCGGGGGCGGGCAAATAAAAGCCCCCGTATATATTAAAAGAAAACGAGTTATGGGAGTTGATTTGAATACGATATTGGCGATAATCGGTGCGATGGGCGGGATCGAGGGGATAAAATGGGGCATCCGTGCGTGGGCGAACCGTAAGACGAACGCCCGTATAGCGGACGCTCAAGCTGACGTGGAGGAGTTCAAGGCCCTGCGTGAGTATAACGAGTTCTTGCAAAAGCAGTTGTCTGAGAAGGAGGAACGGTTTGTTGAGCAGACCGGACGGCTCCGGCAGGTACAGGACGAGCTTTTCACGTTGAAAGAGAGCTACTCGGACGTGAAGATAGAACTGGCTTTAAAGAGGTGTGAGAAAAAGAAATGCGGCGATCGTGAGCCGCAGAACGGTTATTAATGAGGGAGGATAAGGAATGAGAAATAACAATTTACCCCGGGGATTACGTAACAACAACCCCGGGAACATCAGAAGGAACAGCGATGTCTTCCAAGGCGAGAAGACAAGCTCTGATCGAGAGTTCAAGCAATTTAAATCGATGGCATACGGTTACAGGGCGATCTTCAAGATCCTGTCTAACTATTACCGGAACTATAAGCTGGATACGATCCGCAAGATGATAGGAAGATGGGCACCACCGAAAGAGAACCATACGGAAAAGTATATTCAATTTGTATCTGACTACGCTGGAATCCCGGCTGACGATCCGATAAACATCAACGACCGAGAACAGATGATCCGGATCGTGGCAGGGATGAGCCGTTTTGAGAATGGGAGAGAAGCGGATATGTCGGATGTTATTGCGGGGTGGAATTTATTATGAGAACGGGAATGATTTGCGGGATGCTGGCGATAGCTGGTATCCTCTTCCTGTCCGGGTGTCGAACCAAGATTCAGCCTGTCGCTATCGAGAACCGTACTGACTCGATCTACATAGACAAGTTGGTACCTTACCCAATGCCAGTCGATAGCGCTTCCATACGTGCGTTGATGGAGTGTGATGAGCACGGCAAGGTTGTTCTCCGGTGGTTGGATATGGCGAACACGAAGAATGTTGAGCTTATGTTCGCCTTGGATAGCCTCGGTAACGTGATCGCCAACATGAGAGTTCCTAGGGATACGTTATATCTCCCTTCGAAAGAAATCTACGTGGATCGTAAGGTGGAGGTTCCGGTCCTTGTGGAAAAAGAGCTATCTCGTTGGGAGAAAATAAAGATTGAGGTAGGAGGGTGGGCGATAGGGATCTTATATGGATTCTTGATAGTTAGTATTGGTTATGTGATTGTTTGGTTGATAAAGAAACGTAGATGAACTTTAGGGTTAAAGATCTGTTGGAAGGGGGATTTACAGAATAGCTTGTTCTCTATTTGTAACGGATAGATCTACGTTTTTTAGATCAACATTCCGTAAATTTGTATTGAGTAAGACCGCTTTTTTAAGATTTGAATAATCAAGCTTTGAATATTGCAAGTTAGCATAACTAAGGTTTGCGAATGTAAGGTCTGATTGTGATAGATCTGATTGGTACATGTTGGCTTTGATTAATTTTGCTTTAGATAAGTTAGCCTTAAACAAGTCTGCTTTTGTTAGGTTTGCATTGGTTAGGTCTGCTTGACAGAAGATAGTCTCGATTAAATTTGCCTCAGATATATTTGCATTTTCCAACGTCGCTTTTAATAGATTTGCTTCAAACATTTCCGCCTTAAACAGTATGACCTTATATAAGTCAGCTTCTATCAATTTTGCCTGACTTAGTACTGCTCTAGATATGTCTGTGTAGTGTAAGTTCGCTCTAGACATATCTGTATTTATTAATAATGCGTTAGAAAGATTTGCCCTAGACAAATCTGCTTCTGACATATTTACTTCGGATAGATCTGCTTTAATTAGATTGGTATACGACAAATTTGCTCTGAATAAGTTTGCTCCAGTTAGTTTTATACCAGCTAGATATGCATTAGATAAGTCACCTTCTAAATCAGAAAAAAAATTATCGTCACTATTGAATAATAATAACATCAATGTTTGGATTTCATTTGATGGATTCAAATTAAATTCCTTTTTATAATCATTGATACTTGTAATTGATCTTATATGAGAACATAGAATGTTAAAAACAGTCTCTTTAAATTCATTGGGGTATTCTTTTGCTAGAAAAATAAGGTTGTATACTCCACCAGTTCTGGCAGATTCTTGGTTGCTTCCCAATAATTCCACACCTTTAGCAAATCTAGAATTACGCTCAGACTTGGCTTGTAGCTCTAGCTGTATATTTTGACATTCAATTTGTTTAGACTGTCCATCCAATTGTTTTTCTTGTTGTGAGATCCGTCTCTGATTTTGATATATATTATAAACGATGCCAAATACTCCAAAAATAGCAGTCCACATAGTGAAAAAGTCTTTTAAGCTAAGCCCAAAAGTATAAAGAGGAATGTTTGAACCAATAATGTCTCCGATTAGAATAAGGACAAAAGGTGCTAAAAACAATGAAAGGAGTATTGTTAGTGTTTGTTTTCTTATTTGAGATAATAATTGTGCCATGGTTGATATTCATATTGTTTGTGGACAAAAATACATAACGATTTTGGTGCTTCAAAAGTTTTGTACAACATTTTTGATAGTGTATTTAAATTGTATGCGTAATATCGTGGACTGATATAGTTCGATAATCAATCCACGATATGTTTATAATAGTAACCTCCCTTCCTTCTTATCCATCACCGCATTGAAAACACTTTTATAGGTCTCATACAACTCCTTCCGGCTTTCCGGCCCCGGCCAATCGGCAAAAGATTCTCCTGCAAAAAATTTCCAAGCGAAGATCCGTTTGGCTTTTTCGGACAACCCTAACAGGTCGACCATATCCCGGATATCCTGCATCCGTTCCCGGATATACTCGGTACGGTCAATACTATCATCGGGCTCATCAATAATGTTCAGTCTTCGCCAATCCACATTCTCATCTACCGGGATAGGCTTGTATTTATGCCGGTAGGGAGACGTATCCGAGGTAACGTTCAGCTTTATCATTTGCAGGATATACCAGTCAAGTTCGGTATATTTACCTTGCTTGGCTTCCATAAGCCGGGAGAGGTGTTCCAGAGGCTTTTGAAGTAGCATACACATTACCTCGTTCAATACGTCAATAGCTTCACTACTCATTCCGGCAAGTGAGCAGTGATACTTAGCGTAATCCAGCCACCTGTCGTAACGTTTCTCAATATATTTATTCAATGCCTCACTTGCCATAGTTGTCTTTATTTGATATATTTGTTGCATGCTGTAATGGGGTGGCGCTGTGAGGCGCTGCCTTTTTATTTATTCTCTTTGTTAGTCTTTATCTCTCGCTATAAAAATGTTATCTTTAGCCTTCTTTTTTATTCTTAGCCCAATCGATAATGTATTCAATACCTGCGTTGAATCCTTTGCTGTAACCATCTTTATATTCATGATTTGATATTCCATGATAATAAGCCGAGCCGAAGCACAAGGCGAAACCAATGGCTATCAATACCATCCCTGTTCCAAAGTATGGATAAGCTAGGGATATATGGAATGGCTTGAACTGGATCGATATTCCAGACGTGAGAATGAATATTAGCGAGATCATTCCGATTATTAACAATGATATTTTAAGCATCTGAACCTCCTTTGTTTACATTGTGCGACATATTCTTTAATCTTGTTTGACTTTTATAATCCTTACATCCATAAGCGGCGAGATTAATGGCGTGCGTACCTATTCCTTGTCCGGAGAAGCATGGATAACGGATACATCTTACGCATTTCCTTCGTGGATATTTATTAGCGTCCTCCCGTTCTTTCAAGCGGTTGATCCCTATGTATTCCTCTGCCATGATTATTCCTCCTCCTCGGTCTCGTCGAATATCCGGGCCATCATATCGACGATGTTTGTTTGTATATTGTCCTCCGCTCCAAGCACGGCGTTGCTTATATGCTTTTTCTCCTCGATGATCCTGTAGAGCTTCTGGTCGATGGTCTTGCGGCCAAGCAGGTAATAGCAATTCACTGAGTCCTTTTGACCGATACGATGCGCCCGGCTCTCGGCTTGGTCGCAATCTGCGTATGTCCACGGTAGCTCGATAAAAGCGACATTGCTTGACGCTGTCAACGTGATACCCGCCGCAGCAGCCTTGATGGAGCAGATGATGACGTCCGTCTTGGGATTCCGTTGGAAAGCGTCTATGGCCGCTTGCTTTTGTTGCATATCTTGCCGTCCGGTGACACACACCGCCGAGGGAAACGCCTGTAGGAGCTGGTCTACGATCTCATGCAGGTTGCAGAAGAGGATGATCTTCTTTCCGTTCTCCCGAAAATCCTTCACGAAATCGATCACCTCTCTCAACTTACCCCGGGCCGTTATGTCCTTCAATATGCCGATTCGTACCATGACCTCGCCTTTCAGCGATTTTTGTACCTTCTCATCGTCGGCCTCCTTGTATCGTCTCAGATAATCCACCAAGTCACGCTCGGCGTCTTGGTATTCCTTGCGGTTGGTGATCTCGCAGGTCACGATCTGCCGTACCTTGTCGGGTAATTGAGTCAGTACCTTGGATTTTTCCCTCCGGAAGAAACAATGCTTCCAGAGCATGAAATTGAGCTCTTTCAAGTTCGAGGCCCCGTGCGGCCCGGAGCAATAGCGGTTCGTGAAATATTTCCAGCCTCCGAGATCGTTCATCCGGTCCATGATAGCGAGTTGGCATATAAGGTCGTTGGGCTTGTTTACGACAGGGGTACCGGTCAACAGGATGATCCACTCTTTCCCGGCGGTGATACCTTTGCAAAACTTGCTTTGTTGGGTAGCCGTTGATTTTACCTTATGGGATTCGTCAATGATCACGCTCTTGAACAACTTGATCGTATTATGGAACTCTACGTCTTTCAGCGTCCATTTCTCCGATTTGTTGATTCGGCGTACGAAATACTTCCGTAGGCTCTCGTAGTTCACGATGAACACATGGTTCATGCCCGTTTGCCAGAAGAATGGCCATGAGGTTCGTACCGAATCGGTCAATACCATGGCTTTCTTGTCCGTGAACTTGTGCCATTCACGTTGCCAGTTGATCTTGACCGTATTGGGGCAGATTACGAGACAGGGGAAAGCATCAGCTTTGTTGATGGTAGCGATGCTCTCTAATGTCTTGCCGAGGCCCATGTCGTCCCCATTGATAAACCGTTTTAGTTGTAAGCCTCGTGCGATCCCTTGCAGTTGATAGGGGTAAGGTTGTATCTTTAGGCCATGATCCTCGTCCAACTCGGGCATGTCCGGTATTTGATAGGCTATGTCCTCGTCGGTCTTAGACTCGTTCCCTCCCCAGTTGACGGGTTCGAAGTGCCTCACGTAATAGGTGAGCTGGTCTAGCTCCGCCTTGCACTTATTGTTGGCCGGGATCATCCACGCTCCGGTAGACTTGTCCCACCAGCGGACGCTGACGGCTGTCTTTAGCTTGTCAACGACCTGCTGGCGGTACCTGTCAAACCTTACCGCGTAGCATTGTCCCTTTTCCGTGTTTTGTAAAGTGATTTGCATAACGGTTGTTTTTATTATTAGTTAGGCGAACTCGTCGAAGGCTTTCACCTCCTCGGCGATCTCCTTGATCTGCTCTTTTTTCTTCCGTCCCCGTTTCTTTGGCTTCTCTTCCTTCTCGCCCGTGATATCCGATTCCTCCGGGGTATCGAAATCGAAGGATTCTTGCTTGATGCCATATTTACCTTCGAACAGGTAAGCGTCCACCTCGTAACTACATCTACCGATAGCCTCTTTCAACTCGGCTCCGTAAAGGTACCCGTCACCGGACTCGTCCTCATATTTGGTGAACGGGACGGAGAGGTTAAGGATCTGCCCGCTTTTCAGGAGCTTTTGCGCTTGGATTGATACGCCGGCTGATTCATCATTACCGCCTTTACTGTATCCGGTGACGATGATATTCTTTAGCTTCTCGTTCAAGTCATCGTCGGAGGGATTGGCGACATTGACCAATGTAGCCTCGTGCATCTCACAGATTTTCACTACGTGTGGCTTAAGCCGGTTCAACGCGTACAGTAGATCGGGGTGGATAAACTGCTCCGATTCCTTTAGGATGTTGTTCTTGTAGTTCGCTTCCACGAACTTTTCCGTATACTCCGCCGTGAGCTGGTTGTTCTTGATCTTCACTTTCTGGATCTCGTACACGGGTTGCTCTTTTACTAATTCTTCCATGCTCTTTTAAAATTTAGGATTGTTATAACTCTGAGGCGCTAAGGCCATTTCAGCTTTCACCTTGCTAATTATCGTGCGACACCATTCCAATTGGTGGGTCGCGGTACGGTTCAATCTATCACACCAGTCGACTAGGTATTGCTCATCCTTGCACAGGCTGTCGATGATAGCGTTTATGGCCTTTGAGGTCGCTCCGGCCCGTGAAGCGGTTTCCCGTAATGTGTCGAATACTTCCGATTTCTTTTTCCCGTTCAGGTGATATTTGGCATCGGCCAGCAGCTTCCCGGTTCGGGCGATATAGACGGCGAGGTCGTTCCCTCGCAGGACGGCTTCCTGTACCTCCTCGCTCATGGTAATGTTCAGGAAGGCATCTATGGCGGCCAGTTCCTCGGATATCTTGTCTGTCGGTGTGATATTGAGATTCATGATTTTTATTTTAAGATATAATCGTTGCCACACTTGCCGCAATGATATACGTTGAATGTATCTCCCGTATGCGTCTGTAATTTCTTTACGAGTACGGGAGCTCCGCATATAGGGCATTTCTTTGCCAGCCTGTACTTTAGCCAGCCGATTAGGATTAAAATTAGACTCTTCATACTATTAGCTTATTAGCATCCACCATTTAAAGGCTAGCTCTTCGTACTTTTCTTTGCCACGTTTATATAAAGTGTCATCTTTTTTTATTGTGGCTTTGAAAATTTGTTGATTCTTTTTGCTTATTGCAACAATAAAATCTTGTTTACTCCCAGCAATGTCCATATACCACGCTCTTGAGCGATCCCAGTCGAAAAAATCTATGGCTTCATTAAATTGTTTTTGAGAAGAAGCAAAAGTTGTTTTTAAATCTCCTCCAAACCCCATTGCTGAAAACCAGAAATCCCATTTGCAACGAGTGTCAAGTGTATATTCAAAATTGCCGTATTGGAATTTTTGATTTTTGTTTATCATAAATTTCTGTTTATCGGATTGTTCCAATGCATATTTAATGAGCGGATCCCGGCGGGCTTCCATACGGAGTGACTTGATCATGGCTTGTGCCAGTTCCCAATCTTCGCCGGAATACAATACGTCATCTACCATATGTTTGTCATATCTTACCCGTTCGGGTTCTGTCAGCATCGCATCCACCAGACTCCCGAACTTGAACGCCTTCTCCTTATCCCCGTATTGCGTACGGGGATAGAGGAGGTTCTTTAGTTCTGTCAGGTCTGAGTTGCTGACCTCAGACCGTTGGTAATACGTATCTTGCATCTTTTTCCTTGAGTTTTAAGTATTCAATGACTGCGAAGTCAAATTCAAAATCGTAAGTGTTATCCATCAGCCACCGGAACCATTTGCGGCCCTCTTCCGTATCGAGGATCTTTTTTAGGTTACTCGGTGTACGCCTGTATTTCCCGAAGTTTATCCATGAGGACAGATATAGCTTTCTCATATCACTTGGCCGTTATATCATCGACATATTTCACGAATGCGGACTGGATTCGCTCACCGTCCTTATTGGCTGTTTTCTCGCAATAGGAGATCATCTTCTTATGGATCTTCTCAAGATCCTCCATGCTCATGTTGATACCCTCACGCATGAACCACATCTGGTATACCTGCATGAATCCTTGTGGATTGGTGACTTGGATCTTTTTCTTGATCTTCGCCTTGGTAGGGGTAGGAGACATACTGGCGGCACTGAAATCGAAGGCTGCCTGTACTTCCGCGGTGGCTTTCTCTGCCTCCGCCTTGGCTCTCGCTTCCTCTTCCTTGCGCTTGCGTTCCAGTTCGGCCTTTTGACGTTCTTCCGCCTCTTTCCGTTTGCGCTCCTCCTCCAGCCGTGCCGCCTCGATTGCGTTGGTCTTGCGAATTTCCTCTTGCTCCTCCAGTTGTTTCCGGAGGGATGGGAGGCGGTCGACCAAGGATTGTTTCAGTCCCTCGATCTCGAAAGCGTATCGATCGGAATATTCTTTTTTCTTTAGGATGGCTATCTCGTCCTTGATCGCTTTGCGGGTCTCACCGTCCATATAGAATGTCTGTTTGTTATCCACGACGTTTTTCACGAAATCCGTCCATGAGAAACCGGTGCTTGTTTGCGTGATCTGCCGGCATACGTCCCCATACGTGGCTAGGGAGGCACGATTGAAAATCCCGTTCAAGGCGTTGATATGCTTCTCGACGTAGGCGGCGTACGTGGTATCAAGCAAGACCGTTATGTCGGCCCGGTATTGGGCTTTCTCGTTCTCCGCCAACTGTTTTTGCCGGGCCTCTTCCTCACGGCGTTTTTGCTCTTCCAGCTTCTTGGCGGCGTATTTGTTACGCTCCATCTGTAGCAGATAAGGGATGGTTCCCTTGGATTTGGCGTCTATGGAACCCTCTAGTGTCGTGAAACGTTTGGATATGGCCGTTAGCATTTGGGTTAACGGCTTCCGGCGGTTGTTCATGTTCTCTACGGTCTTCTTTGACTTCGCAAGGTATTCTTGTACCGCAGTGTCGATCTCGTCCGTGCCGATACCTCCATTTCCCTCAATCGTGTCCAAGAGGGTTTTCCCTGCGTTCGTGCAAGCTGAGACCGACGCCTCATTGCGGGCGAGAATATCCGGGGCTGTCTGTAAGATGCTAATGACCTCGTTAGCCTTGAAAGGTAAATTGTTATTCTGTGTATCCATGTCGATAAAATTTTGAATGTTGATATTGAACTCTTAAAATCCGGCTTCTTCATCTTCTTGTGATATTTGGGCTGTTATACCAGATACGGGTATCGGTTCCGCTTGCGGTTGCTCTCCGAATCCTTGTAAAGGATTTTCCGATTGGGGCTGGAGGGCTTGCGGTTGCTGTCCGGCTTGATTGGGCTGGATAACGGTTGTTTCTTCCAGTCCGTAGTCGATCTCTTGCGGTTCCTCCTGTGTCTCGAATGAGGAGAACTGTCCCGTGCGTACCTTGGGATATCCGTCGAAAGCGTGCTTGAAAAGCTTGCTTTCCAAGAATCCCGGATCAATACCTCCTTCGCTAGAGGTATAAAGGGCATTGGCCTTCCCTTCTTTCTGCCGGGTTTGCGGGTTCCATTTCTGGTTGTTCTTAAAGCTGTACGCTTCCAATCGCTTGATATCGCCTTCCATCATCCAGTGCCAGTCCACGGTACCGTCGGTGCGTACGATACGTAAGAAACCACCTATCACCTTGTTGGACTTTCGGGGGCATGCCGCTTGGTAGGTCACGGTCTTTACGCCGTCGATCAACCCGGGGGAGAAGGTATCGCCCTCATAGCAAACCACGGGATTATCCACGTAACGGACTTGTCCGGCACGTTGCCGCATGACTAACTCGCCATATCCGGTGATGGAGAGATAAGCACGTAGTTCGTAGATATCGCTACCGTTGTTATCCTTATAGCCGGTCTTCGTGCTACGGGGAAGAATATAACAGTGCGGTCGTCCTGTCGGGTCAAGTGACAGGCCGTTGACCGCTATATCCAAAAAGCATCCATAGAGGGATAACGGTGTGCATTTTTGCAGTTCCGGCTTGTCTTGTAAGATCTTCCGGAAGTTGAATTTCTCTTTCTCGTAGATTTGCGCTCCTTGGGCGGTACCCCAGATCGCGTTATACATTTGGATGAACTTTTGTTCTACCCTGTTATCTTCCGCTATCATGAGCGGGTTTAGCTGATTCAACTCAGCTACTTTGATCTGAATTAGATTCGACATGATGTTATGTTTTTAAATGTTAGTTACCAATGTTTAGCTATCATGTAAGCCATTGCCGCACATCCGGACGTCGTGATGATATGCAGGAAATGTCCTAGGCAAATAGCCACGATTCCAAGTATGGCGAGCGTTCCGAAAAGGATGTAAAATCCCCACCTCACCGCTTGGGCGAGTTTCCAGTAATCTGTTTTCATACGTCAATGATTTATTAGCAATGCGGTTTACCGTCCGTGAAATAGCGAGTTGGATGGGTATCGTAAACTTCCTTTTGCAACGCCTTGCCAAGGTGCCTTGCTATGTTAATGATTCATTTAATAGTCGTATGGATCTAGGGCGCACTTATACAGGTTTTCCAGCCTATACTCGATTTTGCCCGGTCGCTTGTAACGTTGTAGCCTACCTTCCGAGACCCATCTTTCCACGTTCTGCCTCCCGAAACGGAGGTGCGCTTCCTTTTGCCCGATAAATTCCCGGATACCCGCTTGCATCCTTGTGATTTGCCAAGCAAGGTATTCGATCTCGATCTTTCGTAAAGAAGGTATGCTTTGATAGGTGTTTTCGGTTGGCATGATTATTCGCCCTTAAATAGATTCTTTTCGTTCGCATATCGCATGAACTCCGCCATGGAGTGTATTGAGAGTTTCCGGAAAACGTTCTTCCGGTGGTTCTTTACGGTGTGGGACGAGATGAAAAGCGTTTCCGCGATCTCTTCGTCTTTCTTGCCATAGTAGCAAAGCTCCATCACCCGAAGCTGGCTGTCTGATAATGTACTGTTGAACTTCGGTTCACAGATTTTCTTAAACCCGTCACATTCTCCTCGTAGAGGGCAGCCGACAAACTCGAATTTGAAATTCCAGTTCTCATCCACGTCTATCATGTTATCGTACAGCCCGAAGTTGCATTTGATAAACCTACGTACAGCCAAGAAATCCCGGTAGCATTTATTCCCGTCGTAACGGGCGTAATACTTGCGGAGTGCCGCATAAGCCTCCGGATAGAACTCTTCCAAAATCTCAAGGAAACTTTGAATGAAATCCGTATCGGACTCTTTCAACTGGCGTTCCGGCTGTCCCTGCTCTTTGATAGTTACTTCGCCGGAGGGGGTGGTATAGAATTCTATTGCGCGCATACCTTATCCTCCTTTGGGAATAACTCGCTGGCAGGGATGCCAAGTTCTTGTGCAATTACTGTTTGTGCCAATGCGTCCGGTCTGTACTTTCCGGAAATCCAGTTATAGACAGCAGCTTCCGAACGCCTTGTGACGGTCGCGATCCGTCGAACAAACGCCCTTCTGTCCATGCTGTCGTATATCTCCCGAAAAGAAAGATTACCGGCTTTATGACCTTGTAGGTTTAATTTTTCCATTTTTGCCTCCTTACATTATTATATATGTTGTTTTAATCTTTATCTTTGAGCATTGAATCAATTACAAGTGCAAATATACGAGTGTTATTTGTAAATACAAGTCTGTATTACTGATAAAATTTGTATTTAAGAATATTTAAAGCTTATGGCAAATAATGCGTCTTTGACTATTTCTGTAATATCATTGGTTGTCAGCTTGATTTCCGTATCATGCGTACTTTTGCGCTGTGAACCAATGACTATGGATTGGATGGGAATGTTGGTAGGTATTTTATCTTTATTGGTTACGATTTTGATTGGTTGGCAGATTTACAATGTTTTGCAGGTGGAAAAAAAGATCCATGATGTCTTAGGAAATGCTATCGGGGAAACTACAAAGAAGATGCTTATCAAAACAGAGGAGTCTAAAGAAGAGGCTATAGGTACAAGTTTGTTCAATCTTGGTCAAGCCATGTTTTATAATGGGTTCTATATTCATGCTTTAGATAATTTCATAAAAGCTCTTGGTGCTATAAGAAAGTCAAGTATGGACAATAAGGAGATGCATATAGAGAAATGTTTTAGGGATATAATGATTACTATCGAGTGCATGAGAAAAGATATTGATTCATATTCGATTAGCAAACGAACTCTGTCTATTTATTCCAATCTTCTATCCGGTTTTCATGATGATCGGATATTTGAAATAATGGAGTTTCTTCGGAGATTGAGGATGACTGATGATTAGATTTTACTATGGGTTCAGCAAAGTAGTCATCTGATGAGTAATACTGTTTGATCTCATTGAAATCTTCTTTATCTTTTGATGGGGTATGATACATCTTTAGTGCATCAATTGTACAATAAATGAGTATGGATAAGCAAAGTATCATAAACATAGTGATAAGTATTAAATGTTTTTGCAAATGTACGAATATAATTAGTATATACAAATGAATGATAATATTTCAGATAGAATAAATGAAGTGTATATGTATCTTCTACGAAACGGATATGTTTCAAAGAAGAAAGATGTCGCTGAAAAGATGAGATATAACTATCCTAATACTACTTCCGCTCTAAAAGGAGACAGGAAATATCTAACGGATAGTTTTGTAGAAGAACTCAATTTGGCATTTGGGTCAATATTCAATACCAAGTGGATTCTTGAAGGAGATGGATCGATGTTGGCTGATATACAATCTGATAAAGATAAAATTATCCAAAGAGCGATTGATCAGATTTCTAATTCAGATTTGTCAAATTATAAAATAGCGAAAGATACTGGTATAACAGAAGCATCTATAGGGAATTATAGAAACGGAAATACAAAACCGACTTTGGCGAATGCTAACATTATAATAGATTATTTCAATAAAAAGGAATTGGAACTATCTGATTCTAACTTGATAATTAATACCGAAACAGAATATAAAGACGCTATGGAGAAAGGATTAAAGTTATTGCCAGAGGTTGATTTCAAGTTCTCAGGAGGAAAGGCTGAGTTATTAGGTAGCACAGATGCTGTAAAGCGATATTGGTATTTACCTGATTGCAAGGATTGTGAAGCAATTGCCCAAGTCGCAGGTAATTCGATGGCTCCGGCCTATCCATCCGGTTGTTGGATTGCCTTGAAACGTTTCAGTTTTGAGAAAGAGTTCCCCAATCAAATCCCGTTTGGAAATGTATTCGGAATTGTTGTCGAAGATAAGCAGACCGGAGATTATCATGGCCATATTAAGATCTTGCGCCGTTATAGCGATCCTTCTTTGGCCAAACGATTTTGGATAGCCCGGTCTATAGATCGGGAGAACCATGATGATTTCGATATTGATATTGAACAGGTGCGTGGTTTGTGGATTGTGAAGCAGCATGTGGTTGCGGATGTGATATTGTAGGCTTATGCTTTTACAAGGAAGTAATAATTGAAAATTTTTAATTATGGAACTAAAGGATTTTGTGAAAGAGACATTAATGCAGATAACAGAAATAGGGTAATAGTGATAAATACGATAATATATGGCAAAGGTAAAGATAAATAACAACATAAAATCCAATTATGACACATATAAAGTGCTCGTAGAAGGAGGCAAAACCATTCTTGTCTCACCTATTGTAGTAGACCAGACAAAGAGCAATCACAAAACAATCAAGGAAAAGGTCGTACAGGCAAAACATGAGTCACTGGAAAAGGATCTTGAATTTGTTGTACAAATAAAGGCGGACGACCCGACTGACTTTAAGTTCAAACTCAAATGTCCGGCATTCGACAACAGCTACTTTTTCAGATATGACTCAGCGGGCGCATGTCATCGCAATTCAGGCCTTGATGTCCCCATTGACCAGCAGCGAGTGCCTACACCGCATTTTCACAAATTTATGCAGACGGGCGAAGAAATTGCATACAAAACGGAAGTTTTGAAAGACCAAAAGCAAGCGGAAGTGCTGGAAGATGTATCTTTGTGCATCGCTCATTTTTGCACGGAGTCAAACACGAAGGGCAATAGCGCAGATACACCCGAAATAGAAGTGCAGTCACCTGGAACTCTGCCTTTTGTTTACGAAAGCGATATCGATCCTTTGAGTGGTATAAACTTTTAATTGACATGAAATTGAAATGGATACAAGTATTTTAAATAATATCGTGGAAGTACACAGTCGGCTCTGGAATTTCAAGCAAAGAGGGGAAACAGTCGAAATTATCACACCTTGCTTCACGACAAGCGACAGTTTCGTTTCCGTCTTTCTTACACAGAGAGGCGATGAGTTTGTCGTAACAGACGGAGGGTGGATTTCCGAAAAGTATTACAACGACTTGATTGATTTGGAAGACAACCATTTCAACAGATTGTACGAATATTATCTGACGCAATACAACATATCTACCATCGAGGCAAAGGAAAGACTATTCTATTATAAAAAGACAACTAACTGGGCGATGATACCCAATTTGGTTTATGAGGTCGCTAATTTCATATCTGCAATCGTAAGTTCCTCTTTCATCCAGTTTGAATCAAAGAAAGAGGCTGACGCAATCAGAAGATTCCGAAAACATGCGGACAGCTTTATTGCCTCTTTTAAAAGCAAGGAGCAGGTCGATTTTGGCAAGTCCATTCATGAAAGGTACAGCAGGGTCAAGTTTAATGCCGTAATCAAGAATAACAATAGGCTGTCTTTGGTCAATTACATAACCGGTTCAACTGATTACAATTTTATCAACAGTATCGGTAAAACCAATATGAACTTTGAAATCATCGAGAAATCAGGAATGACGGATTTTATTGACAAAAAGATAGCCCTGGTAAACGACATGGCATCCGGTTATAAAATGGACAAAATAGCCCCTTATCTGGAGTTCATGAGTGGGAAATCCCAACTGGAAATCGTCCTATGGAGCGACAAGAACAGGATAATGAAGCTTGTATAGTATGCCTCAAATAGTAGCTTTGATGGGAAAATAAGAAAATGCAACATGTCCGGAATCACATTAAAAATCGACAAGGGCAAGTCTTCCGCTTTCTCCGAGATTATGGGATTGCTCCAGTCTTTTCCGGGATTAAAGGAATGCAAGAAGCATTATTCGGTAAAGCTGACGGAAGAGGATATTTTCCGGTTCCGGAATGAGCTGGAGCGGATCATGCAACTCTTGCCTCATTTGAGCGAAAAGGAGTGGTTCGATATTCCTGCTTACGGGACGGATGAATGGGCTAACTGGATGATAGACCTGCATCAAAAAAGACGACTATAAATGTCGTTTTTACTATGTATTTACAGTATCTGTTGTAACAAATTGATAATCAAATTGTATTATCCGCACTCGAAATGCGGTGAGCGGGTAACCGCTCCCTGGGTTCGAATCCCAGTCTTTCCGCTTGATAACTATGACTTATCCACGCAGAATACTAAATGAAGCATATCGATATTGCGATAATGTTTTATGAAATTTGCGATTTCCCTCATATCGTTTCTTAGTGCTACTTTTTGAGAGGGGATATTTGTGTCCCGTATGATGGAGTATACTTTGTCGAAGTTAAGGATATTGAAGGCGTATTCCTTACAAGCTATGGCGGCCTCGGTAGCATAACCTTTATGCCAGTATTCCGCCCTAAGCAAATAACCGATCTCTGGAACCTGTTGACCGTTGAATTCTTGATAGGTGAGACCACACTGACCGATAAGCTCTCCGCTGCCTTTCTCTATCATTCCCCATAAGCCAAAGCCATCGTTTTGATACCTCCTTAATTGCTTATCAAGCCATTCTTGTACCTCTTTTTTACTGAACGCTCCTTCGTAAGCGTACATTACAATCGGATCTTGTAAAAGCTTACAGATATCATCAAAATCATCTTGTTTTAATTCCCTTAATAGGAGTCGCTTTGTCTTTAGTATCATCTCTTTCATACGATATTTTTTCTTGTCTTCTCAAATTGTTGGATGACTAGTTAGAATATATCGCTCAAGGAATACCGGAGTTGATCCATCATCAACGGCACTTCCGCCTCCTCGATTCCCGCTACAAGAAGATCGGGGATATCTTGATTGAACTGCTCTTGGAACTTCGAGAAATCACCGGACTCTTTCTCCACGGCTTTTTTATAAAAAGCAAGCGCTCCCTTTATATTCTGTAATGCCCATTCCGTATGTCCCGCATTCAAGAAATCTTGGGTGTTGGGTTGATTATCCATGATCTTTTTGTAATAATTACGGGCCTGATCGTATTTACCGGTCAAGAAAGAACACCAAGCGATCGGACGCCAAGCCTTCGTGCTTTTATTGTCCAGATAATCTACCTTGAAATAATATTTCAGCGCCTCATTATAATTCTTGAGTTCAAGATGGCAGTGGCCGATACATATTTGGATCGATAAATCATCCGGATTGAAAGCCTCGTAACGATGATAGTATTTCAACGCTTCTTCCGGTTGCTTTAAGGTACGGTAACAACCGGCGATCCGGCGAATAACCCATTTACTGTCCGGATTGATAAGATCCGCATGTAAATAAGCCTCCAAGGCGCCTTGTATATCGCCATTCATTTGTTTGCAGTAACCGATTTTCTGGAATAAGATATCACTTTCTTGATTTGCATCGGATAAGCGATTGTAGATCGTGAGCGCGTCGAGGAAGTAATTCTTCCGGAGATAATACTCCGCTATAGTTGTCAAACTTTCCTCATCACTGACGTAAGGCTGCAAAATTGGCAGGTTATGAAAGTCTAGCGCAGATGTAAATATGTCATCAAAATCCAGATGTCCCGGATAAAGTTTGAAGAAACGATACAAGTCCTGTATGTACTGTCCGGATATGATTTCCAGTTTTCCCCGTTTACTGATCAATTCCTCCTTCGTTTGCTGAATCATCTCGGAGGCTTGGCTACCAAATTGTCCCATCATCATTTGACGGGCTTGATCCGGCAATTGCATCATACTGAAATATAAGGAGTATTTATCGGAATTACACATGAATGCCGCAAGAGTCATGGAATCTAGCATGTCCTTTTCCGTTTGATTCTTGCTCAACTGATTGCCAAAAGCGGAATGCTCGGTCGTGAATGGCATGAACCAGTTACCCAGTTCCCGGAAAAAGGGGAAATGCTTTAGGTGCACGAAAGTAGAGTGCATTACGTCCGCGCCTTCTTGTTGCAGTTCGCTGAACTCCTCCATTTTCTTCCCTAAGGAACTGTTCGATAACATATTCTGCCACTCCGGATTCATCTCGTTTCCGAGAAGTTCCGGATTGATATCCTTTAAGTTTATCTTTTGACTGATTTTAGGGCCTAGCTTGATCATCTCCGGAATGATCTCGTCTTGTAGCTTACGGGTGATCTTCTCTGTCTCACGGGCTAGGATAAAACGAAGGGTAATCGTTCGGATCGCTTTCGTGAAATTAGGAAATCCCTCGGATAAAGCCGCTAGTCGATCCGCTATCTGCGGATATAGCGCCGTACGTTTCCTATAGGTATAGAGCGTCAGGAGAATCCCGATCAACGCGCGGTAACGAATCTCGTCTTCTTGGATATTGGCCGCATCGAATAATAATAGCAGTTTCTCCTTATCGAAAGCGGCTTGCAATCCCAACATTAATGCCGATACGATTTGGCTACCGATGATAAAAGGCAACTCTTGGTCATTCAATAGGTTCCTGATGGAGGCTATTTCTTCCTTATTGAGAGGATTCGAGGTCCAGATCTTATTGAATAATAGGATCGTGGCGGATTCGATTTGCTGCTGCTCCGTGATGGTTCCGGTCGGAGTCTCTATCTTCACCAGAGAGGCGTTTCTCAAGACCTTGTGGAGCTGGTCATAGTTGGTAAGCTCCTTTTGCATCATTCGCCTACGGCTATAATAGGAGAGAGGCGAATCTACCGATAAGGCCTTGTGCTTCACTATATCCGCGAACTCATAGCTGGATGCGATCAAGTTGTTGTATATCTGGTCTTGCATCGGATCTTTAGCCCCCTCGATCCGGTATCGCAACATATATTTATAAGTATCTTGTAGCTCGTTCAACCTGTCTTGGAATGAGTACTCACGTATTCCCGCTATTAAACCTTGGAGAAAATCGAACGCATTCTTTAGCTCCTTTTCGTCTAATGAACCGATAATTCGGTTGTATGCTTTATTTATTTCTTGTATTGTCATATACTATTAACAACAAATGGTATGCCAAAAGTATAGTATTTAGGCTAAATTTCCTATCTTCGCGTACCTAAAAATAAATTTAGCAGATGAAGAATATCCGCAATTTCTGTATTATTGCTCATATTGACCATGGGAAAAGTACCTTGGCAGACCGTTTGCTTGAGTATACCAAGACAGTAGAAGGTAAAGACATGCAAGCTCAAGTCCTTGACGACATGGATTTAGAGCGTGAGCGTGGTATTACGATCAAGAGCCATGCGATCCAGATGAAGTATAATTATAAGGGTGAAGAATATATACTGAACCTGATCGATACTCCGGGGCACGTGGACTTCTCGTATGAGGTTTCCCGCTCTATCGCCGCCTGCGAGGGTGCGTTGCTGATCGTGGACGCGGCCCAAGGTATTCAGGCGCAAACCATCTCTAACCTGTATATGGCGATAGAGAATGACTTAGAGATTATTCCGGTGATGAACAAGATCGACTTGCCTAGCGCCATGCCGGAGGAGGTCGAAGACCAGATCGTGGAACTGTTGGGCTGCCCTCGCGAGGATATCTTACGAGCGAGCGGAAAGACAGGCGAGGGAGTGACCGAGATCTTGAATACGATCGTGGAGAAGGTCCCGGCTCCGAAAGGTGATCCGGAGGCCCCGTTGCAGTGTTTGATTTTTGACTCCGTCTTTAATCCGTTCCGTGGTATTATCGCTTACTTCAAGGTGGTAAACGGCGTGATCCGTAAAGGTGACCATGTGAAGTTTATCGCTACAGGAAAAGAGTATGACGCCGACGAGGTAGGTATATTGAAATTAGATATGTGCCCCCGTGAGGAGATACGGACGGGAGACGTAGGATATATCATTTCCGGTATCAAGACGTCCCGGGAGGTGCGTGTCGGTGATACGATCACTCATGTGTCTCGCCCGGCTAAAGACGCGATCGCCGGTTTTGAGGAGGTGAAGCCGATGGTCTTCGCCGGTGTCTATCCAATCGATAGCGAGGATTTCGAGAACCTTCGTGCGTCATTGGAGAAATTACAGTTGAACGACGCTTCCTTGACTTTCCAGCCGGAGAGTTCCGCCGCGCTGGGTTTTGGGTTCCGTTGCGGTTTCTTGGGCTTGTTGCATATGGAGATTGTTCAGGAGCGTTTGGATCGTGAGTTCAATATGGATGTGATAACCACTGTACCGAACGTTTCTTATATCGTGCATACAAAGAAAGGGGAGGAGATCGAGGTACATAATCCGGGAGGCTTGCCGGACCCGACCTTGATTGATCATATCGACGAGCCGTTTATCCGTGCTTCCGTGATCACGAACACTACCTATATCGGCCCGATCATGACACTCTGTCTGGGTAAGCGTGGCGTCCTGCTTAAGCAAGAATATATTTCTGGTGATCGTGTCGAGATTCATTATGACTTGCCGTTGGGCGAGATCGTAATCGACTTTTATGATAAGTTGAAGAGTATTTCAAAAGGGTACGCTTCTTTCGATTACCATTTACATGATTTCCGTCCCAGTAAGTTGGCTAAATTAGATATCCTGTTGAACGGTGAGCCGGTAGACGCTTTGTCTACATTGACGCACGTGGATAATAGCGTTACTTTCGGACGTCGTATGTGCGAGAAACTGAAAGAGTTGATCCCTCGCCAGCAATTCGATATCGCTATCCAAGCGGCGATAGGCGCAAAGATCATCGCTCGTGAGACGATCAAGGCTGTCCGTAAAGACGTGACGGCGAAGTGTTATGGAGGCGATATCTCCCGTAAGCGTAAATTGCTGGAAAAACAGAAAGAGGGAAAGAAACGAATGAAGCAGATCGGTACGGTAGAAGTTCCGCAAAAAGCGTTCCTGGCCGTATTGAAGTTGGATTAGAAAGTCAATGGAATCCGTTCGCTAACTCAATGGATTTATAAAGAAAAGTCAATGGATTCTGTGACGGATTCCATTGACTT